TAACATGGGTAACCTTCCTTTGCAAGTTATCTATTGATTGCGTGTTTTCCTGCATCCAACATCTGACAGGTTACACAAGAATCATCTCGCATGATCCAGCTGCCACACTTATTGCATCTCACCGGCTCGCTCATGTGCCCTTTCTAAAAGTATATCTACAAGCTCTATAAACGGCCTACAGTGTCTTTTGGATACAAAGTAACACTCAACCTCAATTTGTCTGGCATGATCATAAATGGTCGCAATTGTCCAAAATTCCCTAGTTGCCACTGGTATTGCAAAGACACCTTTAGATATTTGACTTAGATAGACATAGGCAAAGGGTTTGATTATCTTTTGATCAAAGCCATAGACAGTATCTACCAAGACTAAGGCATGAGGAAAGTCATCCGCCCCATCAAAACTTATAGCTCTACTCTTAACCTCTAGTACAAGCTGATCAACAATTATATCTTTCTCATTTTTAGTCTTATCTGCAATCTTGTCATGCGTGGTAGCAATGCTGAACTCAGGCACATCAACATTGGGCACACCATAAGATCTAAGCAAACTAGCTACATAATTGTTGTAGCCATGACCCTCAGCCATAGCTTTGTGATAATCAAAGATCATTGCCTACACCCACAAAAGGCACAAACTTTCCTGTTGCCTTCACGCAATAACCTAGGGTCATTACAAGAAACACAGCGATCAGTCCAATTGACTATCTCAAGCTCTACGCCCTTGTCTGTAAATTTTGCTTTGACCCCATGCTTGTCAATCATCTCCATGTCACCCATTTACCGACTCCTTAAAGTACCAGTTGCCGTTACTTGACTGGGTTGCCCATTTAGCAGGGCATCCTTTACCACACTCACAGACATAACCCTTGAAAGGTTTGCCAGTAGTTTTTGAGATGCCCTCTTTGAATCGCATCCTTGAGCCGTCTTCACAAACTTGCTCAGGTAATGTACCTACCTCACGCATCACAATATCTGGAGCGTTTTTAACAGCTGCGGCAAACACCTCAGCTGCATGTAAATCTTGATCTTGCAGGTCATTTAACAAGGCAGCCTTTGGCTCTACTGACCAGCTTGTAGCTCTAGCCATTGACTCTTTAGGTGCGGTCTTGTTTGACCCTTTTAGCAGTGTCAGGCATCTAGCAATACAGCTTGTAGCAGTATCTTCCAGATACCATTTACGCATGTGTGCAGGGTAGTCATCTCTTTCACCCTTCGCATAATTAGTAACAGCCGGATTTGCATCATTGCTATCTCTGTACAAGCTGCCCTTAAATACAACAATGCCTTTATCAAGATTGATCTCTACAAGCTGTAGATCTATCCGGCCAAGTGGATAGTTATTTAGAAACCATCTATTTAGTGTGGCCGCATCTTCATATTGAGTAAGATCTATCATTTCATTTCCTTATCCCAAAGACTTACAACTTTTTCCATAAGATATTCATTGTCAGCTTCCAGCATTTTTTGACGCATAGATGGATGACTTCTCACAGTAAATTTTTCCACCTTTACACTTGATTGTTTGGCATCCTGTAAGCCACGCTTGTAGCCACTCTTAAAGCCTTTGTCATAGCCATTTTCAACTGCGACCATCCAAGTCACACCAATTAAAAGTGCAACTAATGTAAATAAACTAATTGTTATTAACCAACCATATATTTCAGAGCTCATATTTCACCGCTTCCTTGAACTTGTCTAACCAATAACCCTCAACCATTGCAGCTGAGAGCCTACCTCTGACCTGAGATGCACCCATAGATTTATGAGCGTATGCCCTGATCAGAGAAGCCTTTACAAAGTGTGTGCGTTTGCTATCAACATACGCACCACTTTCTTTGTCATATTTAACAATTACCATGTCATCAATTTCATCAAGTCGTCTGGTAGATCTACAGGTGCTACATCATTTACTATTTTGTATGGTGTACCACTTGGATGTATTGATGGTGGTAGCACTACATAACCTTTATGTTTTATATCTATACCGGATATTAGTTTGCCCTTGAATTGCATAGGCTTTTCCACATAGAAATATATGTGGTAGCCATCATGTGTAGCTACAACATGTGTGTTGCATTTGAAACAGCGATCTAATAACTCAAGCCACTTAGGATCATTACAAGAATTGCGTACATCAAAATCAAGTACAACCAAACTAGATTGAGATATACCAAGGCCAATGTTTAGCTCTTGATCTGCAAACCATTGATCAATCTTTTCTTGATCTATTGTTGCATCTAAATAACCATGGCGTAAAAATCTTGCCGGCTCTTTAGATTGTTTTTTTAGTGGCAGTACAAACCAACCCTTTTGTGCATACTCTGTAGCGTTCATGCGTTCACCCATGACCCAGAGTAGTTAGTTGTAAAACAATATTGGCTTAAAGCATTATCAAAACTAATACTATAATCCCAGCGATTTTGTCTTAGATATTCAGTAGCTAATAAAACTGAAGCGTAATTTTCTGCCCAATAAATAAACTCATGTGACCAACAAATTGTATCTTCAAAGCGATCTTTCTGAGTTAGCCAATCTGTTTCGCCTGACCATTTCATTTGAGCTTCGGTTAAAGCTTCAAATTGATGTTTAGTAATTTTCATATCAACCCCCTTCAAGGTCAATTGCATTTACAAAAGCAATTAAAGCATACCCCACTGACAAAAGCAATTACCCAAAGGCTTTTCCTAGCGCGGTGAAACTGCCGTCTGTGTTGAAGCGGATCATCTCAAAGCTAGGGTTACCACGCTTGATAGTCATAATTACAGCCCCAGCTTGCCAATTGGCATAATAGTTGCCCTTAGCTAGATAGGACATCTTTTTCATGTCACAGGTATGACCTACCTCAATACCCACTAAAACCCTCTGTAATCGGCCACCAAAGGCCTCTGAGTGGCATGTGTAGCCCAATCTGTGCGAGTGCCCCGCGATACAAGATTTTCCCCAGCGTTTTGCGATATTTAACGCGCTTGAACCGCCGACTCTAGACAGGTTGCCTTCATCCCCATGGCAGAGTACAAACTCAGTGCCGGGGATCTCATACGGCTTTTTTGCAAAGTAGATGCCAAGATCTTCATAGCCCATAAACTTTTCATATTGCAGCTCTGGTAAAGCCATTAAGCCGGGTATCTGACTAACTGCACTAAATAATCTATCACCATGGTTGGATCTTGAAACTACATCTGTTTTTAGATCATACAAAATATCTTTGCAAAGATCTCTGTCAGCATTTAGTGTTTGTTGAAATGACTCAGCTTTACCTTGACTGTATTTAGAGATTGTATTTAGGTCAAGCTCATCACCTACATTTAGTACAAGGTCAAACTTAAAAGTATTTACAAGCTTTTTTAGATTGACAATCGCCTCATCAAATTGAAATGGTACTTGCAGATCACTACAAATTAAGTACCTCGCGTTAAAAGACTTGTCGCGCTTAATCTGTTTCCTCATCATCATCCCATGGCTTAGTCAAAGGATCTTTTTCATCTACAATCCAATCCGGATATGAAGACCGATCCATTGCAAAAGCTAGGCTTGTACTTTCATCCATACCAGCTTTGCGGCAAGCAAGATAAACTTCATTAGCTGCAATAGCCCAAAAATCTAATTTAGTTAAAGGCGTATCTTTAGTTGTGCGCCTACGCTTTGCTACTTTTTTTACTTTGCGTTTAGTTGCCATGAGCTAATCATAAATCATAAAACACCGGATATAGCTCTGTGGACACCTTCCTCAAGACTAATCTTTGGTGTGTAGTAATCACTCATCATTGTTGGATCACCTACGCGGTAGGCCACCCCTGCCGGCTTGTCAGCCAATATATTAAACCTAGGCATCTTTGTAATTCCAAGAGTTTTTAAGGCTATCTGTGATAGCTCAAGGAAAGTGGTAGGTCTGCCTGTACAAAGATTGACTGTCTGATTGCAGTTGTTTTGTGCCATAGTCACTACAGCATCTACTACATCATCAATGTGTATAAAGTCCCTAGTAGTAGTTGCCCTGCCCCATATATCAAATGGATTTGAGTTAAGTATTGCCCTCTGCATTATTGAAGGGAAAGGGTAAGTCATATCTTGGTCAGTGCCGTAGCCACTAAAAGGTCTGAGGATTAAAACCTGTGTACCTATCTCACGCAGGTAACTCATTAACATCTCACCTGTCAATTTAGCCCACCCATAGCTCATATCAGGTGCGCCAATTTTCTTAAAGTTTAGATCTTTTTCTTTTAGCTTATGTTTTTTGTTTAAGGTTTGTAGCTCTGTTGGATAGGCAGCGGATGAGCTGAAATAAACTACATAAGGCTGCTCTGTAACCATGCACCAATTGGCAAACTCAGCATCAATGGCAAGATCTACAGCTAAACT